TCAAGGACTTTCAACTTAATGAAGATTGTGCGAAGGAGATATGGTTAGCCAACGCTAGACGGTATGAATATTTCTTTCATATTCCTTACGGTGAAGCAGAACTTATAGAGGTATAACATGGTAAAAAATAAACAAGAAGAAGCAGAGTTTGAAATTGAAGAGCTGTTCGATGACATTGAGGATGTGGAGGACTATGTAAATAGTCCACCTCATTATGGTCAAGGTAGGATAGAATGCATAGAATACATAAAAGATTTTCTATCAGATAATGAATACACTGGCTACCTTCGGGGCAACATAGCTAAGTATCTTCACCGTTGGAGGTATAAGAATGGTGTAGAAGATTTAAAGAAAGCTCAATGGTATCTTGAGGCTTTAGTACAGCAGCAGTCTAGGAAATAAAATGAAGAGTATAAAAAAGAAAACTCTCGAACAAGAAGCTCAAGAGTTTCGTAAAATAAAAATTGTTAAAGAGCCACCTATGTCAGCTCGTATATATCTAGCAGGTCAAGCATTGTCAGGGTTGCTTGCCGCTAGTCGTGGTGGTTCTGTCAGGCTTGAAGAGGTAAAGAGAGAAGCCTACGAGTGGGCAGATAGGATGTTAGAAGATTAGTTAAGAGATTTTTTTGCTCTTTCTTCTAGCCGTTTTTCAAACTTTAGGTATGCTTCAAGAGTATCTAACTGCTCCCTTGTTAGATCTTTAAACTCAACTTTCTCTTCCGATTCCTCTTGCATTACAGCAAGACCCCTATCAATATCAGCCCATTTATATTTATCACCTATGTCTATCATTTTAGATAAAACTATATCATCAACATCGTATGCACCACGTTTCATAAATGTTAATGTAGTTTTTTTAGCATCTCTTAACACAGCATTTACTAACACCGTTCTAAAATCTAGTAGTGGTTGTGTTCTTGCTTTACCTTTACCTTCTCTAAACCTAGAATTTCTTAGTAGTTTAGAAGCTTTGTGTTCAATAATTTCATGAAATATATTATTAAATCTATTGTCTGCTTCTGTACTTTTAGTTCTTAAGTTAGCTAGATAAGTTGGGCGACCAATAATACTTAACATTTTTTTGGTGTCAGTCATTTCAACTTCTCTGTAGCCAAGTTGTTTAGCTGCATCTAGAGTTATCTTACCTGTTGCAGCATTAAACTTTTCTTCAGATATATCTTTACCACCTACCACAGCAATTATCTGATCCATATAACGTAGTGAATTGTTTAAGGTTTCACTACCTTCTTTTCGGTTGACCATTTTAAAGTCAGAACCTCTAGCTAAACCAACTGCGGTATTAACAGGATCTAAAAATCTAGTTGACCCTGACACAGCTTGAGAAAAAATCTTACTCCAAGGTTTAAAAAATTCTCTTCTTGCTCTATCACCTGCTGGACCTTCATCTGTTATAGCAGTAAGTGTAAGATTTCCTAAGCCTTCAGTAATTTGATTAAGCTGTCTTGTAAGTTGTCCCGGTCCAAGCACCTCTATAATTTCAGCTGCTTCTTCTTTTGGAGCTGATGTCCCATCAAGATAATAAGACATAAGTCTACCTAAACCTTTAGCATGAGATATTGGAAAGTCATACTTTACATCTTTAACAGCACCAGTTTTCTCGTCAATAGACTCATTCCATTTTAAACCAAGCTCTCTATTTAACATTTCATTTTGAGCCAGTCCATACACAGCCCCCCAACCTACTGCACCACGAACAAGATTTTCTCTGATACCCCTCTGAGTTCCAGTTTTAACTCCTGCTATTTGTAGGGCAGAAGTAGCAAAACTCATGTCAGACATAAGAGCTATAGTATTGTTAAAGAATCTACCAAAAGGTACTAACAAACCAAGACCTGCCACATCTCTAGCTTCTTCTATAATCTTAGGTACAAACCCTGCGTCTTTATACGACAAGGCAAAGGTAGCTTTTTGTGTTTCATATACTGCTTTATTTAATACATCTAAATAGTTTTTAGTTGTCATAAGTTTAGCAGCATTAGGGTTAGTAAAAAATTCATTGAAACCATTTATCTCAAGTTTTTTATTAAAATATGTATCTAATCTTAATCCTTTATCTAGTTGATATATAAACTCTTGAGACTTTGTAAGTATGTCTTGACCATGTACAAAGTTTATTGTCTGCAGTATGTCAATACCTTTATCAACTTGTAAACCCATCATGCTTTTAGAGTAATCTATCTCACCACCAAAAGCTTTTTTCAAAGCGTCATCAACTTCTATACCACCATTCATAGCAAATGTAAGTTGTTTTAGCGCATCAGGATTTTTATTTGCTATGGACATGTAGGCATCATAAGTCATACTTGTGTCCGTAAGATTTTTTAATCTTTGTTTTTGTGCGTTAGCCAACTGTCTAAAAATACGTAAAGACTCTTCCGCATTTTTACCAACACCAAATACTTTACTTAATCCTGCCTGACCTAAATAAGTTAAAGCGAGTGCTGCATCAGTAACTGTATTTATACCAACCGCAGAACCATAACCCACTAGGTTGAGATAAGATGTGCTAGGAGCTGTAACAAGTAGACGAATAACTTTACGTTGTGCATCTACTATATTTTTATTTATTTCTGCATCTTTAATTTGTTGCCATTTTTTACCTAAGTAACTAACATTTTTCATATCTTTAATATTTATTTTATTGTCTGTACCAAGTAGAGCTGCAGCTGCATCTGATATAGGCACTCCTTCAGCTTGCTCTCTTGTTATACCCATTCTTTTTGCAAACTGGCTTGCAGCATTCATTAAGCGACCTTGGTCTCTCATCTTGTTTGCAAATGTATCTGCAAAGGTTTCCATATTTAATTTTCTTTTACCTACCTGATCACCAAGATCTGTCATCTTAATGCCAGTAGCTCTAGTAAAATCTTTTATAAATTGTTTTGCAATTTTAGGGTCAGTCTTTTTTAATACATCTGCAACATAATTAGATACACCATCTTCAGGTGTACGTTTTATAAACACATGTCCTTGCTCTGCAAATATTTGAGCCATACCTTTAATGCCAGCTTCAGTATCACCCATTAAAAATGTAATAAAAAAATCTGTGTCTAGGTCTGAAAGTTCTTTAGCACGAAGTGCTTTATCTCTTAATGTTTCGGTAAAAGGTACTTCATCTTGTACAATTTTTAAAACTTCTCTTGGATCAAATTTCTTTGGTACTTCTACTTCTATGTCTGGTTGCACCAACGCATTCTTATTCTTCTGTAGTGCAACTGTACCAAATCTTACACCCCCAAGAATCATAGTTCCTACACCTGCAAGACCTAGATTAATTTTATTAACTTCTTCTTGTACACCAGTTCTTACAAGACCTTTTTCATAGGCATAAGCAGAACCTACATTGACTGCCATTTCAACAGCCATGTTTGCAGTTATCTCTTTTGCATTAGACTTAAGTCTATTCTTAATTGTATCGGGGATTTTATCTCTAGCTTCTTTTTTAGCAACTGCTTTAGCTGCATTATCTTTAGAAACTTTTTTAAATGTTTCAGTAAACACTTTATTAGCTGCTTCCTTTGCAGCTTTTTCGGCAACACCTTTTTGTAGTTGCCTTCTGTAACTGGTTATGGCAGCTTGTTGTGCTAGTTTAGCAGCACCTTTACTACCAGCACCAGTAAACAATTTACCTATACCAAAGCCAACTAGGTTAACTGGGTCAGCTAGTGTAGTTCTTGCATAGTCTCCTACAGCTTCTAGTCTTTCTCCTGCAGTGGTCTCTCCACTAAAGACTCCAGCCATGTTTTCAAAAAGCTCGTAGGCTTTACCAACAGTTGCTAGTTCTTCAGAGTCATCTTCAAGACTGTTTAAAAATGCAACTTCGCCTACAGTTCTTACAGAGTTACCACCAGAAAAACCCCTCATGTTATTGAGAAATTTATTTACAACTTCTTCCCTGTCGTCACCACGAAACTCATCTACACCAAACCTAGTTTGCATGTAGTCTCTAACTGTACCAAAGTATTTATCTTTAATTAAATCGTTTTGAGAATACTTGCCAAACTCTATTGGCTCAGGTTCTTGAACCACTATAGGTTGTTCTGGTTTATCTGAAAAAGATTGGGAGTTAAACCAATCAGAAAATGGTGTCGCCATACTACATTCCTAAAATTATTTCTGCAGAACCCGGTCCATATATTTCATCAAATTTTCTTATAGCCTCTTGTCTTGCACTTGTTTGAGCAGCCTGTTTTAAATTTTGTATTTCTTCAGATTCAATCGTAAACGGTTTTAAGTTTCCAGAAAGTCCCGGTTTCCATAACCTATCACCCTGTTGTTGTAACTGATATAATACTATTGGCCCTAAAGATTTACGAAGTTTTGTTTTCGAGCCTTCTTCAAAAGCAGCAAGAGCCGTGTCAAGTTCGTTATCAAACTCTCCTTGTACACCTTGATCCTTTAAATTATTTGCATACATTTCAAGTGCATCATCAAATTGTTTTACTTGTAGTTTCATCATTTCTTCAGTTAGTTTACTAGTAAAACCGGGAGTTATCTGAACACCAACAGTTGGTTTAACAACATCATCCAAAGCACCTATCCTACCCAGAACTCCTGTGTAGTACTCATCATCTAATAGCTTTTCAGGATCTTGTAAAAGTATTTCGTATATACTTCTACCTTCTTCATATTGTTTCTTCCAACTTTCAGTACCGTAGTTTTCAGCAATAAGAACTACGTTATCCAATAACTCTTGACCAGTTAGCTCGGTTTCAGTTGCGTCTTGTCTAGCTTTTAAAGCTGCATGTACTGTATCTACAGCATAAGGAGATGCTGCAAGTTTTGCAAGATAATCATTAGCACCTTCAACATCACCCACAGCTCTTTTTATTTCAGCAAATTTTGCAGAGTCAACAGATATACTACTACCCCGTGGGCCTAAATAATCTAAAAGAGTTTTACTTCTACGAAGAAATTTACCTTCTTTAAACTCTTCGTCAAGTCTTTCTTGTTGTTTTCTTCTATAAGCCCTATCTTCTTTTCTCTCTTCGTTTTCTTTAAAGGCTTTATAACCTCGTTCAATACCTACCCAATTAATACCCATTATGAAACCTCCCTTGCCATAAGACCTTTAGGTTTTTCTTCTTGCATTTCAGGCTCTTCCATAGGCATCTCTTCTTGCATAGGTTCTTCTTCCATAGGAGATAGGTCTACATCTTTATCTTCGTTATCTATATCTTCTAATATTTTTCTAGCTTCTTGCTGTCTTACCTGATAGTTAATGTCATCCATGTCTACTTTAGTGTCTGACAAACCTTCTTTGTATTCTATACCAGCTGCATCTGCTGTACCTGTCAAGTACTCATGTATGATTGGAGCTATAATTAGTGATGTATCAATGGTATGTATGCCATCAGAAACTGCACCTCTAAGTATACCTTCAGTTAAAGTTACTACATCTAATCCAAGTTCAAGTAATCCTAATGCTGCTTTAGTTTTTTCAGGGTCACCTAGCTTATCCATGTGCCACATTAATGCATCTTCTGGATCTGAATATTCTGGTGGGTTTTCCCAAGGATAGTTTTTAGGTTCAGTTGTTAGAGACTGGCCCGGAATTGGTGCATTAAACATTTATTATTTCCCTAAGTAAAGTCTTGATTTTTTCTTACGTAAATCCATTTTTGGTATACCCGGTTTTAAATAACCTTTAGAAAAAACTTCTGTTGCTTCGTCTATGTTTTTAGTCTTACTTAATTTTTCTAATATTTTTCCATAGTAAGAATCATTTTGAATTTCATGAATCATAAATCCAAAGTTTGCATCATATGAATTAACATCTAAATTATTTTGTGATGCCCATGATTCAAATGCTTTTCTTCTAGGCCCAGTCCACTGAGCAAAACCTAAGCCTCCCTTAGAACCTTTTACTACTGGATCTAACTCTTGCATAAACTTAAAGCCACCAGTTTCATGGTCAAAGTTTCCTACCATAGCAGCAGCTTGAAAATCTTCTAAACCAAGAACTTCTTCTAGTTCAATTTTTAATCTAGTGCCTGTGTTAGAAGCTGTAGTTTTTGGATCTTCTTCAGTTAAATTTAGTTTAGGTTCTTTTTGTGTAGAGTCTGTGTTAGCTTTTTCTAAAGCTTCTTGTACCTGTTCTTTTAAACTTCTGTTAGAAGCCTGTAACTTATTAAAGAACTCCGTCATAAAATCTAATTCAGAATCTGATTCTTTTTCTCTACTTGGTACGAGAGATTTCTTACCAATACTTTCACCAGTAAGTAAAGCTGTATCTATTTCGTTATCAACAAACTTACGTTGTCTTCTACCAAGACCTTTCTGTTGCCTTCTAAGCTCCCCTTGTTCTCTAGCTGATAGTAAAAGTTTTTCATACGACATATTAATTATACCTTTTTTAAAGACCGAGGACTTTCATCGTTAGTAATGACCACATAGATGCACTCTGTGCATCATCTCTAGCGATAGCATACTCATCATATTTTTTATCGGCTAGTATTAACTCTAATGCTCTTTCCTTAGCTGACTCAGAAGACCTAAATGCAAAGTCCATCATATCACGTTCACGTTGCCACAGTTGATCTATTGCTGTTGTAGTAAGTTGGTTAGCTACTCTTGCAGTTTCCATGTTAGCAGCATTCTGTGCAGCAGTATTTATTGTTTCAACATTCTGTCTCCACTGAGCATTTGCCTGAGCAACAACTAGTTTATTCTGTGAATTAAACTGATCACGTTGGTTTTGAACTGAAGCATTAAACTGAGATGTTGCAGTTTCTTGACCTGCATTAAACTGTGCTGTAGCATTAGTTTGAGTTGCATTAAATTGTGCTACTTGACTTTTTAAGTTAGCTAAGAATTGATTAGTTTGATTTTCACTAGATGCATTAAATTGTCTAGCTGCATTGGTTGCTGCTTGATCTGTAAATATAGACTGAGCAATCTGCTGTGCTTTAAACATTGTAGTTTGCTGTCTGTTTGACAGGTTAGTCATATCCATGTTTAAGAATGCCTGAGCATTTTGTATCGCAGCTTGTTGTTGGTTAGATAAGTTTTGCTGTTCTAGCTGTGATACATTAGCAGCCTCGGCCATAACTAAAGCCTGTCTATTAGACAAGTTAGACAAGTCCATAGTCTGTGCTATCTTAGCATTCTCTAATGCTATCTGTTGTGTTGCATTAAAGTTTATGTTAGCAATTTCAGATACTCTTGTTGCATTTCTAACTTTAGCTTCAAACTCTTGAGTAAACTCCAGTTGTAAAAAGTTAGCACGTTGTCTTGCTGACTCTATCGCAATCTGCTGTTTA